TACTTTAGTGTAGTTACCAAGCGCAGATGAAGTAGTTCCAGTATTCCCTCCAGACGCAGCATCAGCAGGAACAGGCGTCCAAGTCCCTTCCTCATAGTCATCCAGCAGATTAGCCGCACCAGTGCCGCCGAGGTAGACACCGCCAGAGAGATAGAGGTCTCTGAAGCGGTATGATGAGCCACCTAAGTCTACACCACCATCACTATCGGCACCAGTATCTTGTGGTATCCACTCCGCTCCACCAAACTTAATACCTGTTTTTCCTGTTAGTGGATTGCCTTGAACAATTAAATTGCCACCAGTAGTCCCAATACTCCCCACAGTGGCGCCGTCTTTGCGGAACTGCACAATGTCACCGTCTGAGGTTAGGCGGTTGAAGTAAGCAGTTACACCTTCACTTCTTGCAATTTGTAATTGATTGTCAGCACGAATAACAACGCCTGTATTTGTGCTTTCGTTATTAAGTTGGCTATCAGTAGTCCCCACCAGCAAGTTACCGCTGCTGTCGATGCGCATGCGTTCTGTGCCATCATCGTAAAAGCGCAAGGAGTTATCATTCCCTTGGCCTACTTGGAAAGGGGCTGTTCCTAGTGTGTTTTCAAGCACAAGCATTGCATCTGCGCCACCTGACCTTGCTACATGCAAGCTGCCACTAGGCGAACTCGTCCCAATGCCTACGTTCCCGCCGTCTAAAATGGTTACATGGGCACCAACACCGCCTTCTACAAATTTAAGACCATTGGCTCCAGTGTCATACTGAATACTAAATTCATCTACCCCTCCGTCGCTAAACTGAAGTTCAGGCGACCCTGAAGTAGAATTAATTTCTACTATAGGACTTGCACCAGCTACTTCAAGCAAGTTGCCCGGCGAACTTGTCCCAATGCCTACATTACCGCTGCTGGTGATGCGCATCTTCTCGTCAGAATCTACAAGCACCTTGACTGGATCAGTCGTCTCAGTGGCTAGAGCAAGCCCCGTAGTAGCCGCCATGCCAACATATCCAGCACGACCGTCAGAACCATAAAAGTCAACCCGGCCACTCATACTTGCAGCAACAGTGTCGCTGTCTTTTAGGATGATGATGGGCGATGTACCCTCAATATGTAACGGAGTTAGCGGATTATCCGTCCCAATGCCTACGTTACCATCCGCATCAATCCGCATCTTTTCGCTGATTGCAGCCCCAGAAGGGCGTGTCCAGAAGCCCAAATAGCCCCCAGATGTGCCCTCTAACCCAGCTTCAAGGATGGCACGTTCTCTTGTTGTATCCCCTTGGTTTGACCGCATAGTGAACATGGAAGCAGCAGTGGCTGTGCTGTCCTCGTTGGCTATAGACAGAATGGAGTTCGTTGCCTTGGAGCTGGTCGTGTCCGCAATAGAGTCACGCACATCAAGGCGGACGATAGGATTGTTTTCCCCAATCCCAACGTTACCGTCGCTGTTGATGCGCATAGCTTCGCTGGATGCCGTCCAAAACAACATGCTATCGTCAGTGTTCTGATACTCAATCCGGCCCTGATTGTCGCTGTCTGAGTCACCAAACCACAACCTTGCCTCGCCTGTCGTAGTTCCAGCTCTAATCACAAGATGAGCAGAAGCACCCGCAGAAACAGTAAGCCCATCAGCGTAAGGCGAACTTGTCCCAATGCCCAACGACTCAGCACTCGCATCCCAGAAGAACTTAGGCGTGGTGCCTGTGTCCTCGTAGAAGGAGATGTCTCCGTTACCGCTAATTTTTATAGCTACTTGGTCTGTGGAGGACGTCTGGTCATTATTGATGACAAACTCATAATCACCTGCGGATTGAGCGGAAGCACTTTGTATGATTAGTTTATCTGAGCCAGCTCCAACAGCACTATCGTCATCAAGTATTAGTTTAGGCTGAAAGGATTTGATTGTTATTGTTGCATTGTCTTCATCCACAGTCAGCCCACTTGTCGTAAGCATTTCTGCAGAAGCATCCCAGAAGAACTTAGCTGTAGTGCCGGTGTCTTCGTAGAAGGAGATGTCGCCTGTTGTGCCCTCGATAAACATACGCTTATTGTCAGAGGTATCTGTAAAGTAAATGCCCTCACCAGCACCATTTGCGTTAGTTTTAAGTGTCAGGTTATTATTGGCTTTGCCCTCTACAACAAAACCATATGTAGCATCCCCAACAAACTTGCCAAGCTGAGTTAACCCGTCGCCGTTTGTTATAAGGATTGCTGTTCCTGAGTTATCCACAGTCAGCCCATCGCTGGTGATAGTGCCAGTGATGTCTACGCCTGTGCTGGTGGTGGCGAGTTTGAGTGAGTTGTTGTAGTAAAGGTCAACAGAGCCGTTAGGTGTAGCGACCAACATTTCTTCGTCAGCACCACCACTTTGTTTTAACTTAATTTCTGTTCCATTTGTAGAAATCCAAAGCCCACCCAATCCACCTTCTTCTATATAACTTCTTGTGCCATCATGGTAAATCTGAAGGTCAGACCCAGCACCGAAGATGGCTTTGTCGTTGTCACCGAACACTGCATCCGCAGTGAACGTAGCTCCACCATCCTTCAACAATACGCCGTCGACAGTAACACCAGTAGTGGCGGTCTGTTCGTTGATCGTATCGGTGATGACTTGGCCTTGGGACGTGATGTTGCCGGTAGCCGTAACGGTGGTGAACGCACCGGTGGATGGCGTGGCCGAGCCGATAGCAGCGTTGTCGATAGTGCCGCCGTTAACGTCCGCAGTGGTTAGAACCGCCGAGGCAACAGTCACAACACCAGTAGAATCGGCGATGGTGGCTGCTGTAGTGCCGTCATTTGCGTTGATGTTGGTGACCTGAACAGTCGGCGTTGTAACAGATGTTGTAACGATAACCGCCGAGGGCAAGCCCACGGTCAGCGTCTGGCCAGAGGCCGAGGTTTCGATTTCGTTTGCTGTACCAGCAACGGTCAGCGACTGGCTATCCAGATCAACGGCGCCTGTGCCGCTATCGCCAGCGAAATCCAAGTCCTGAGCGGTGATCTGCGAATCCACATACGCCTTGATCGACTGCTGCGTAGCCAGAGCCGTCGCGCTGTCAGAAGCCATGTTGTCTTCGTCTAGGATTGTGCTGACCTGCACGCCTGTGCCAACTTTCAGCGTGGTCATGCTGGTGACGGCTTCTACGACATTTGTGCCATCGCAGAATACGAACTTAGTCTCGCCATCCTGCACGGCGATGCCTGTGCCTGCAGCAGTTTTAACCGTGATCGCCTGACCCGACGCGTTCTTGGCGATGTAGATTTTTGTCTGGGTTGGGCAGATAACTTCACCCGCACCGGTCAGCGCCGTGCCAGTATCGGTAAACTCAAGCATAGCGCAGCGAGACTCGGAAGTCGTTCCGTTTGCTGTTGTAAGCGTATGCGAGTTAGTCGCCCAAGTGTTGATAACGGCGCGACCAGCGATGGCTTCTTCAACCATCGACGTGATGTTGTCATTTACGACGTCGCCCCAAGTACCGCTGAGTTCACCCTGAACAGGCAGGGCCAGCTTAAGAATCGAAGTATATTGCGTTGCCATTTAAGACCTCATGCAGCTATATCTGCCCAATCGGGCGTTTGGGTTTCAGGTGCGCTACCCCAATCCGGGGTTTGAGTATCAGAGATACCTGTCCAATTTGGTGATTGCGCACTAGGCGAAGCGCCCCATACGGGGGATTGTGTATCATCTATACCTTGCCAATCTGGAGTTTGGCTGTCATCAACCTGCCCCCAAACAAGTGGTATACCGACAGTGCCGGTCGCTGCAGTTCCTGTAACGAGTACATCTGCGTTGGCTTTGGGTGTGACTGTACCAAGAACTGCCGTTCCGCGCAATCCTGTAACTTGTACTGTTGCGCCAAGTGAGAAACTTACAACCCCAACTTCACCAGTCGCGGCCAACTCGCTCGGGTACACGTTTGCGTCGGAGGATGTGGTGACGGTGCCAAGCTGCGTAGTGCCTTGAACACCCGTCGGATAGACGTTCGCTGTGCCGGTTACCGTTACGCTGCCTATACCACCAGTGGCGGCAAGCCCGCTTGGATACACATTGGCGTCTGCGCTTGGGGTTACTGCGCCGAGTTGTGCGGCGCCTGCAACGCCTGTCGGGTAGACATTTGCCTCGGCAATGACCGAGACTGTGCCTACGGCACCGGTGGCGGCAAGTCCACTTGGGTAGACATTGGCTTCAGCTATTACGCTGACGCTCCCTACCGCGCCTGTGGCGGCAAGTCCACTTGGGTAGACATTGGCTTCAGCTATTACGCTGGCGGTGCCCACGGCACCGGTGCCCTCTACCCCCGTAGGATAGACATTTGCCTCGGCAACAATAGTTACAGTGCCTACACCACCCGTAGCCTGCAGCCCGGATGGGTAAACATTTGCATTAGCTACAACGGTTACTGTACCAACAGCACCTGTAGCGAAGGGCATTTGTACATCGCCACCCCACGCGGTATCGCCCCATCCACCGGACGACCACCCTCTATATGTGACGAGTACACCAGCCATCTAGGCCACCTTACGCGATGCGCAGGATGGCGTTCGATGCGTCTGCCGTTGGGAACTGGATGGTGAAGTCGCCAGCCGTCGAAGTCTTGTCCGAACCGAAATCCAGAACTGCGACTGCAGGATTAGTTGCACCGTCTGCCTTGTAGATCAACGCGCCGCGAGCAGTAATCGTCGCTGCAGACCAAGTCGTATCCGCAAAGTCCAGATACGCGGTGGTACCCGAAGTCGTCGGGTTCGTTGAAATCGACAGTGTGTTGCCACCAGCGGTGTATCCCGTACCAGTCACCTCGTTTGTGGTGCTGTATGCAGTGGTCGCTGCGCCGAGCGTTGCCGAGCTGGTGAACAGTGCGATTTTGAATGTCTGTGACGTATCCGAGCTGAAGTCCATCTCACCATCGAGAAGAGCTTGCTTGAAAGACGTGCACATGCTTTGTGTGATCGCCATTGGAGCCTCCTTAGCTTACTGGGTTTCGTACCTGCCCAGAGCGGTACGTATCTTCGCGGAGCTTGCCGTCTCCGAGGTTCTTTAGCAGGCCAATAGCAAGCACATACATTTGGTTGTACATGTTCACCATGTCCTCTTCGCCTTTCATAAAGCGAATAGCCTCAACTAGCGCCCCGTTTAGTAGCGCAGAATCAAACTCGTCCCCAAGCCATGTTGTCCCCGCAGTCACGATGGATTCTGGGTAGTAGCCGTAGTGCAGTTCCATCTCATACGCCGCGTCAGGAGTCGGACCAAGGATAAACGTGTTATCGTCAAAGTACGCATAGTGCTTCGGTAGCCCAGTAGCTGTAGGCCCCGGATAGGCTTCGCGAATAAAATTCACGTCCTTATTTAGCAGGTACGAATAGTTCCCGCTGCCGTCGATGACCGCGAGGCTATAGCTGTATAAGAAGTCACTCGGCGTGGAAAGGTACTTATTCGCCGATGTCAAATTCCCAGTGACGTTCTTCCGCAGCGCAGGAATCTGCACTGTGTTGTAGATTTTCTGCTCAGCCTGCCGTGTGAACATAGCGAGCTGATCGTCTGTGAAGGAGTTTTCACAGATGTCTTCGATGTTAGTTTTCAGCTCGGTATAGTTCATGTCTTACGCCATCGGCCCCCGTGCATACAAACCCTTGGTCGCGGCACCCGTACCGCGGATTTTGGTGCCGCCAGATTTCTTAGCAGGCTTCGTCATCTTCTTGGGCTTCGCAACTTTGCCACCCATCTTCATTTTCTTTGTGCCACAATTTGCCATTTGTCGCTACTCCTAAGAAGTTGTTACAGTAACCTGTCCGATAAACCCAGTGCCTACCACTGGACGAACAGGGATGATCTGCGCCCGGCTTTGGGCGTATTCTGCGCTATCGGGGCGCGGGTTGCGGATAGCCTGCGGGTCATCAACAGGGAACTCGCCGAGGCGCAGCTGTGGATGATCTGGCTCCCAGCACTCGGGGCAAGCCTTGACGTTAGTGTCGCGGTTCTTGACGATCAGGTTGCGCAAACGGCGCAAAGGATACTGGAACCCGCAGACATCGCAGATTCCGAGCGCCTTCTGTGCTGATGCGAACCGATTACCCATCAATACCTCCCAACACGAGGCACGAAACGCGCCGGAGTTTTCTCGCGATCTTCACCTGCGGCCATGTCAAACTGCTCATCATATACAGCTTTTAGCATACCCACCCGCTCGCCGAGTTCCGGCACTTTCATAGCAATGTGGTACGCCAGCCCCGCCACCAAACAGGGTAGGAAACGGAAGTTCATATCCGCGGTCTGGACACCCGACCCGGCGTCCTCAATGCGGCGTAGCCGCCAATAGCGGAATGTGTAGTCGTTGCTTTCAGGCACAGGCCACACGTTAATCCGAGGGTTATCCCGCAGGCGCTCGATCCAGACTTGAATGGGCCGACCGGTGTTTGTTTTATTGGGGATGGATGCGTATGTGCTGACGCTGATACGAGAGATCGTCAGGTCTTGCTGCTGCGACCCACTCCCAGTCCGTATAACTTGTTCCAGTAGGTCAATAGTATCGGCGGGCAGATCGTACTGCCCAGTGCCCTGCACCAAGCTGATCTCGCCCTCGTCGATAGTCCACAGGTTGATCCCGCGGTTTTGCCACTCGATTGTCATCAAGTTCATAGAGCGGCGAGCGGTACGAAGGTCGTACCCAGAACGCATCTCGCGGCCCGCACGTTCCCATGCTTCCTCGGCGATCTCCGTGAAGTCCATGTTAAACGCTGTGGTGCCTGATGTCGTCATTTCTTAGTCTTCCGTTTTGCAGGAGAGACCCGCCGTGGTTTACCCGCAGGTTGCCCTAATTGTTTCTTTTCAGCGACCTTCTTGCGCTTCTCAGACGCAGTCATTTCCCCGCTCGTCTTTGGTGTTTTGCTAGACACCCGCTTTGTTGGTCTACAATACGGAGTACCGCGCTTCTCACCTTCACCGCGCCCGCAAGCCTTGCCAGTACGCACATCTTTCCAGTCCTCTTTGAACCAGCGTTTAAGTGCAGCACCTTTTGCGGTCTTGCGTACGGCCATTACTTCTTCCCCTTGTTGCCCCAGTTCTTCGCCCCAACCTTGCGGCATTTGGCGATTGCACCAGAGGCATAGGCGGACGGGAAGACCTTATAGCGCGATTTGACCTTGCTATAGCAGGCGTCCTTCACCGTCCCACCTTTTTTGTAATACCGGCGCATTACGAACCCTTCATCTTCACCATTTTGCATTGGCGAACAGCGCCACCACGGGCCATACCACAGCCACGTACTTTGCCGCCTTTCTTCATGCCGTTCATGGGCATGTCTTCCATCTCACGCTCGTAAGACCGGCGACCGCGGGCTACCGCACCGGCTTCCTCTTCCATGTACTTAGGACGGGCCTTGGGGCGAGCAGAACGTTTCGGGTTAATCGCGTCGGGAATAGTAGCTCGGTTCGACGGCATCTCGTCGCCGGGCATCATTTTCAGCCCGTCAGGACGGGCCTTGGGGCGTTTCGATTTCCCCATCATGCCACCAGCTTGGTACTTCTTCATGGTAAATTCCTTTCCTACACTCTGAGGAACCCCGACTTTCTTCGCGAATTTGGGGTTGTTTGCCACCGCTTGCATGAAACGCTCTTGCTTTTGGGACTTCGCAGGCATCAGCAATTCCACGCTCTGAGAGACTTATTGATCCGGCTATTCGGATCGTTTTTCGTCTTCTCGCTAGTAAGTTTCTTCTTCATGCCCGACATACGGGCACAGAATGATTTACGGCGGTTACCGTCTTTGGTTCCCGCTTTCGCGTTGGGAGCAGGGGGTTTCAGGTTCATGCCCTGCTTCTTAGCCGACGCGCGCCCCTTCGCATTCAGGCCACCTTCCGGGTTCTTGCCCTCTTTGCGTTGCCATGCGGGAGATTTTACCCCACCGCCTTTTTTGTAATACGCGCGCATGACATCCCCTAGCTGTAGAATACAGTCATTGCACTGATGTTGGTCATCGTGGTGATGAGCACATCGTCTTGGCAACGAATACCCCAATCGGGAATGTTTACGGAGTGCGAATCAGACGCCAGAAAGTCTAGGTCCAACACAGTAGGGCCACCGGCACCATCAGTAATAGTAAGACGGCCTGCACCTGCTGCAGTGGTTAGCACCTGCACCTGACGGATACGCGCTGGGCCAACAGCAAG